TTTGCCTTACCAATAAAATTATCTCCACTCTCCTTCAAAGAAACAATCTTATGAGAAACTCTATCGAGATTTACAGTGGGTCCATCAGGATGTCCGAGTTCTCCAAGTGCTCTACCAGAATTTACATTAGATTCATTATAACGTGCAACTTCCTTACGAAGAGTATCCATAGGATACATGCGACCATTACGGTTTTTGATGTTCCCCTGAAGGAATACGCCTTCAATATACAGTGATTTCTTTCCAGACTTAGTTGTCTCTACAAGAAATTTAACTGACTCTATCTCTTCTCTGATAAGTTTCATTTAATTAACCTGTGAATCCTACTTTTGCAGCTCTTAAAGTTCCAGTGCCATAGCAAACTTCAGTTGCTTTTTTCTCAACATATTCAACAGTTCCATTTGGAATTGTAATAAAAGATGTTGTTGCAGCACCAACAACTGTGCTAACCCCAATAGTGCCTGAACTACCAGAAACATTAACAACTCTGATCACGGTTGCTAATGAAAAATTAGATGCTGAACTCGAAACAGTTGGAACCGCAATCTCATTACCAAGTACTAATGCTCTGGTCATTTTACTTTATAAATTCGTAATATGAGTTATTTATAATTTAAACGCCATCACTAGTTTCTAACTCATCATCAGAAACTTCCACTTCAGTTTCAGATTGATTAAATAAAGAACTTGCAGTTACTGATCTGTGTGAATTTACCTTTTCTGCTGTTTTTGCATAAAGAAGATCTTTTATCGCATCGCTAATTTGCGATGGTGATCCATCAGTAATAATATTATCTAGAAGTTCATCCATGTTTTCCATGTTACAAAAAGGTTAATTTTATTTATATTCCTTGTTATTACTGTAATAAAATGGATGAAGATTTTGATAGGGAAATATATGTGGATGATAATTATGTAAATTCAAATCATTATAATGAGGATGTCTATATTGATTCTTACTCGCAAATTTTTGAATACTTTGTCTTAAATCATCATAAAGGTTATCCATTAACTATATTTCACCACCTCTTGGCATCTCTGGAGCTTCTGTTGCTGACCCATCAATCTCAGGTTCCATCACTGGTGTTCCTAGGTCTTTATCTGCCCCTGTATCTAGTGGTTGACCAGTAGCAGGATCAATTGTTGTCGGGTCAGGAATAATTCCTTTTTTAATTTCATTCTCTATTATTTTATCCTGTTCAAGAATTTCTATATCTGTTTGACGCAGAATCTTACGTCTTACATAGTCTTGAGAGTAATATTTTCCAACGTATGGTTCTGCAGTTGCTGCCAAAGATAGTCTTTCATTCATTAATTCTGCTTCTTTTAATTCAGAGAAATGATTATCATAAAGGAAATCGTATTGAATATGCTCACTCATAATCTCCCAATCATCAGGAGTAATTACATTCTTTAGGAGTAATTGGGTCTTAAGCATGTCATTAAACATTCCAGAAAATCTCTTTCTGAGACGGCCAACAAACTTTGAAAACTTAAGTTCATCTCTTAGGATTTCGGAAGATCTACCGAGATTAAATCCACCTTCGCCATCCATACGAGACGGCGGCACGTTGAGGGACCTATAAAGTTTCTTCTTAAAATACTCAATATCCGTGATTTCTCCAAGGTTTTGTCCTCCTGGAAGAGTAGAAATTTCAGTACCACGTCCTCCCTCTCTTCGTGGTAGCCAAAAATCCTCAAGCATTGCCATGTATTTTTTGTCATCACGTATTTCTCCTGTTTGTGCATCATACACAAGTTTGTTACGATAACGCATCATTACATCACGTAAATATTGCTCTGCTTTCTGTTTTGGTAGATTGCCAACATCAATATAAAAAATTCTACGCTCAGGTGCTCTTGAAAGACGATAAATTACAAGCGAATCTTCAATCATTCTAAGTTGATTGAGAGATTTAATTGCTTTATGTAGATATGATAGTGTTGACCCTCTATTTCTATCAACCAATCCTGAAGTGCAATAAGCAATCGAGTCTTTGGTCATTTTAATACCAGGACTACCACTGTTTTGCATTGGATTTGCACCAGTGATTGATTTTGGATTATAGATAAAAAACTCTTCTAGTTCTGGGAAATCATAATCCATCGGGTCATTTTTCAATGGATTAAGAGCATTCAATCTTGCTTTATCATTCTTTTTTTGTTTTCTAACATAACGCATCTTCATTGCGTCAATATAACGAAGCTCTTTTAAACCTTCAGATGGATTTTTTAAGTCGATAATTTTATGATAATAAAGTCTTCCATCAATATACCAGTTACGATAAATTTCATGAGCTTTCTTATCAAAATCTAATAAATCAAGAATATATTTAAATTCTTGTCTAATTATTTTCTTGATTCCATCACTAGCATTGAGATTAGAAAGTTCAATTTCAATAGGACTATCATAAGAATCAGAAACGATTGCCTCATTTACAATATCTTCAATAGCACTATCACACTCTGGGTGCAATGCCATTTCTCGATATCTTTTGATAAGATCAAATTCAGTTTTATATACTCCCTCAATATCTACATAAGAACCAAAAAAACCACTGCTCATGTAGTGGTCAACCCCGTCCTCATTATTAGGAGGGACGGGGGAAACTGCTGACGGTGAGAGTGGTTCGTTGTCCTCAATAGAGAACCCAAACAATTTTGACATATTATATTAGAACTTTATCCCTTTTATTTATTAACTCAACGCAATGCCAGTTGCATCAGAGGAGAGAGATTCAAAAGTTTGTACTGCAAATTCGACTGTAAATTCTTCAATAGTATCACTTGAATCATATGAAAGTTCAATTGAAGAAACTGCAACAGGGAAAATATCAACAAATTTATATGATTTTAGAGGTATAACAGAACTGTTACCTGCAGTTTGAGAATTCTGACCACTGAATCTACCTTGAGAATAACCTCTTCCAAGTTGATGAACAAAAGCATCAGTCATGTAATCTTGAGGTTTGGTTGCACCAGTGTTATTACTAAGTCTGGCAATACCATTCATCCAGGCTTCAAAAGCATTTCTAAGTTTGAAGTCCTCATCATTTATGACTGTAACTGTCCAGTTTTCAATCGTTCTATCACCAGCAACCTTTAGAGTACGTCCTCTGAAAGGAATATCGATAGAAGCAATTGTTGAAGCAGGAATCTGTGCTGCTTTACACATAAATCTAAATTCAGTGGCACCCCAACTGGCTGAGGGAGTAGAATTGGTCGCAGCGTCGGGTAAAGTAGGAATATCAATCTCGAATAGATTGGGTCTTGCACCTCCACCCTGAAGTCTAGATTTAAAGTTTTGAAGTGTGCGTAAGTTTGACATTTTTAGAAATCCTCCGTTTTTTTATAATTAATGATCAAACTCTACCTGCTACTTCCTGGAAGCTAACCCCAGTTCGGGTAGCAACGAAAGTAAGGGTAATGAAGTTAATTGACTTAGCAGGCTTCAGGAAGATGTCTGCTCTAAATTCATTATTATCAATAACATCAGGGGTGTTATTAGTCTCATCGCAAATGACAAGATAGTCAATGAGTCCTCTCTTCGCTTGAACATCACGGAGGTAAGGATCAACAATATTTCTAAAGTTTGCTCTGGTCAGATCATCATTGAGTTCAAATAGTTGAGCTTGTGCTGCTCTTTCCAATGCTTGTTCAACTGTAAGGAATAAACGACGGACGTTAATTCTGTCAAAAGCAGAACTATAAGAAAGTGCCGTCTTATCACCAAAGAGGAATGTTCCGGCACCAGGTGAGGTGATAAAGGAATTAATTCTCTTAGGATAAAGTCGATCTCTCTGTGCCTTACTTGGGTTGTAAGCAAGTTTTACGGCGTTATTTAATACACCTCGGTTTTGACCCGCAGGAGAGAACCATGGGAAAGATGTTAATGAGGTTCTTGCCATCAATCCAGCAACATCAGCGTTTGTTGGAACATAACGGAATTTGTTGTTGAATCTATCAAACATATACTTATATCCACTATCAAACACCGCAAAAGAAGACGATGATAAAGGACTAAAGTAATTAATAAGGTTAGTGGTTTGTTGCTCAGTTGTTAATAAAGATGCTCCCGTAGCAGGTGCAGAAACAAGATTAGTCCTGTGAGCACCAATGGTTGCAACTACATCCTTTCTTTCATTAGCAAGACTAATTATATAATTTGCTTTTGCTTGAGATTGTGCTTCTGTAGCACAACCAGGGCCCATGATTAAGAAGTCCGCTTCGACTTCATCTTTATTAGAAAAGAGACTGTAAGCAGTGATTAGTTTGGATAATTCTGCTTTATATCCATCAGATCCAGAGGTCTGATAGTCATTACCACCTAGTAGACTATAAGTTTTATTACCAATTGCTAAGAACTGCTTGTCTTGAGCAATTGTTCCGGACTGGTTAGCCGATGCAGTATCTGCAGTGAAGGATGCTGATTTAACAGCAGTATAAGCAGTAAATCCAGTTGCTACTGGTACTGTTCCATGGAAAGTATCTTCTGCAGCCAGAGGATCTTTACCAGCATAGACATTTGTAGAGTAATCTCTAAGAAAGTCTTTGAAGTATGTTTTAATCGGAGCATTGACATTCGATACGGCATCGCTGGCCTTAGAAAGGTCAAGATGCTTTTCAAGGATGTTACCTTTGATTCCAGTTACATCTCCAGTATCGTCGATTACTACAATATGAACTCCATCATTAAATCCATTTCTGTCAGAAACATAAAGGCTAGTCGATGGTTTTGGTGCTATAGTGCTCCAATAAATTACTGAGTTAGTTAGATTCAGTTGCTGTGTATCATACCAATCAGTTACACTTGAAGGTGTTTGTGCTTTTGCTGAGATAACATTACCAGAATCAGATGTAAAGTATAAAGTTTCTGAAGTTCCGAAGGCTGAGAAAGTATCTCCTTCAGCATAATCGACTCTAGTTTCAATACCAGCATTTGAAACTCTAGAAACAATCTTAACTTCTACATTACTATTTGTTCCAGAGGTTGCTGTTGTAACACCAGTAACAATACCCTTGAGATATCCAGTAAATGTTGAAGTTGATCCAAGTGAAGGACTAGGTAAAACACCGCTTAATGCTGCAGTGACACCCATTCCAATCGTAGCACCCATTGATACTAAACTGGTAGTAGCAATTCCGATTATTTGATCTGCAAAATCGTCGATGTAACAAACCTTAAGGTTATTTGACCAAGAACCAGGAGTTTTTGCAGCATAATAAAAATCAGTCGCAGTGCCGTAATTATTCAGAGCATCATCATAGTTCTTAATTTTAAGAGTAGTTGTAGATGCAATACCAACACCTGCATTGGCATTTTTTAGATCATCATCGTCTGCTCTAACAATTTTAAGTACTCCTCCATAGGAGAGATATGAAGATGCGCTCATCCAATATTCATAGTGAGCATCTGCATCTTTTGGTTCACCAAAAACGTTTATAAGATCCTGTTCGCTAGTAATATTAGTTACTTCTTCTACAGGTCCAATCTCAAATGGTGCTGCAATAGCTCCAATATTATCCAATACATTATCAGATCTTCCTACTGTTAGGTCAACCTCCCTTACCAATACTCCAGGAGATAATTGAGGAGTTGCCATGTTTGTGTTCTCCGTTGTCTCTGTTTATCTAAGAATATTTATTCAAAACAAGGTTTTCACAGGGGAAACACGACGTGAACTACCAATCTGGATATTGCCAATCTGTATGTACATCTCTCTTTTTCTTTGAGTGAACTATTCTCTTTTTTGTACACTCTTTACATTCATAAGAATATGATGATGCTACTGCACCTCGGTCTTTTCTTGTCCTATAAAATCCGTCTACTAAATTTTTTGTTATTCCACATGTTCTGCATTTTCTATCTTGTAGAAGTAAATGACCAAGTTTTATTTGACCATCCAAATCCATTATCGATACTCCCACAAATTCGATTTATCACCGTATTCGTCTGTGAACCACCTATCACCCTCACCATCAACAAAACTATCATCATTTAGTCCATCATTTAAAAATCCAAATGGAGCCATATCTTGCTCTATTTGATTTTTTTGCTCTTCGTATAATCTCTTTCTTACGTCTTGATCTGTTAATTCTTTAAAATAGTCCATCTGGACTAGCCATGCATATATGACAAGACACATTGCTAAGTCATCATTACAACCCTCTTCAGCTTCAAAAGAGTTGTGCTTTGAAATAAAGGTTGTTAACTCTGATATAATTTCATAATCATTAAAAATAAGTTTATTTTCCTCTATAAGTGTTTTAAGATTGAGTGAACCAACTTTCTTAACAGTCTTAGACATTTTCACTCCAAGCTGTGTTTTTTTACCAGAAAATCCTTGTCCAACTATTTGACCCGCTCTTCCTCTCATTGAACACATTAAAAGATTCTGATATTCTAAATCATATTGCAGAATACTTGCGACTTGATCTCCAATATCATTCACCTCACACAATATAAAAGCACCGTTATAGTTTTTTGCTACTTCATATATGATATTAGGAAATAGCATTGGTTTTATTTCATTATTTCTATATTTTCCTACTACTTTGTGTGGGAATTCAGTGATATCAACAATTACAAATGCAGAATAATCTTCACCAACTCCTCTAGCTACATCTACAGTCATCACATAGTCATGATTTTCTATAGGAGATTCATAGATATCCAACCCTGCATTTTTTGTTTTTGGATTATCATAAACCATCGATTTTAATTTACTTGGAGCAATCAGAGTATCTACAGATCCTAAAAATTCACATTCAAACTCTACTTTAAACTGTTGCTCTGAAGTATTTGCAATCGTAGTTGCTTTCCATTTTTCATCTCTACCAGGAACTTCAGACCAGTGAACATCAGTTGGTACATATTCATTACTTCCTTTTTCTGCATCATGCCACATGCGATAGAAATGATTCATTCCGTGTGGTGTCGAGACAATAATAACTTTCGTATTTTTACCACTAGTAATAGTAGGATAAACAGAGGCAAAAAATGAATCAGCAACATGATTTGGAACAAATGCAAACTCATCCAAAAAGAGTATATTGAATGACATACCTCGGACAGCACTTGCAGAAGTTGAAGCAGCAAGAATTTTAGACCCATTTTCTAACTCTAGTGAACCTTTATTCCAAGCAATGATACCCTGCTGCATCCAAGTGGGAAGATTTTCATATGCTGTTTGCAATCTACCAAGAAGTTCTCTTGCCGTAGCTGCTTTATTTGCCAGAATACCAATATTAACACTAGCATTAAAGACGGCATAATGTAATAGATAACCAACAACAGTTGTAGATTTACCAGTTTGACGTGGCATCTTACAAATATTGAATCTATTATAATGAAAATTTTTAATTAATGTTTCTTGAAAATTGTATGGATGAAACTGTGTAAGACCTTCATCCAAAGATACAATTTTTATATAGTTTTTTGCAAAATAGACTGGATCCTCCTTGCACCTCAAATATTCACGAATATTTTCCTCCGTGAATTCAATCTGAGTATTTGCTTTTTTTAGGTTAGGATTACCAAGATATACATTATCAGGCATAAGTCAATCAGCAATTCCACTTTCTAAGTGCTTTGTTAATTCTGCTATCTGGATCATTAGCTGTTTTTGATGACGTAAGTTTTTTCTTCATCCCTTTCATTCTCGCACAAAAAGACGCTCTACGCTTGTTGCCAACTTTCTTTGAAGGTCTTTTAAGATTGCTTCCTGGGTTCTCACGCTCATACGACTTTCTACCTTTTTCATTCAGACCCCCCTCCGGGTCCTTTCCGGACTTTTTTTGCCAGTCCTCCGTATGTATTAGGGGTTGACCAGGAGTATGTTCTGAAACTTCATAATTTCTCACCTTAGCTCCTGGATAAACTTTATCAATTTGATCTTGTACTTCATTTCTACCAGGGACTTTGACAGATGGGAAGAACATTTTAATCATATAAAACTTTCCTCTCCAGGAAAAAGTTACCAAAATGATATTTCCAGTTTTAGAAGGAATTCTAACTGCCTCTTCTACTTGTTCATAAGTAGATCCCATGGGTTTGACATAATTTTTGTCAGGACCCATTTTTCCACCACTACCACCTTTAAATTTTGGTCCTGGACACTCAGATTCTCCGTGAACTGGACACTCGTCGCCTTGATGTGTGTGATTACATCCTTTCTTTTCATCAAGAGTTTCGCCGTCATGCACAACTTCATCACCTGCTTTTACACAGCGATTATAAGTCTTACCGAACAGTTTTTGTGTTCCTGCTTTTTTATATCCTTTCCAACATTTCTTACCTGCCTCGTCTAACAATTTAGATCCGAGTCCTTCTGTTGGTTTCAAAGGATCAGGTTTAATTAAATCAATGGTTTCATAATCTGTTGGGATAAAAGTATCTCTCCAATTAGAAAATTCTTCTTTCTTTGTTTTATTACCCCAATTAGCAGCTCCAACTTTTCTGCATTTTACTAATGCCCCAGAGGCATATGCAGAAGGCCACACTGAATAGCGAGATTTTACCTTATAATAGCAGGCATCTTTTGTGCCACTTCCTTTCCCCTTTCTATCTTTTGCCTCTTCTATGTCTAGTTGATCACCAACTTCTACATTGTTTTCCGCAAACCAACCACGATTTACTTCTAAAGCACAAAGAACATTTCCATCAGAAGCAACTGGTCTTTTATCAAATGGTTCTAATTCTTTTATACTCTCTATGACTCCATTTTGTTTTATGAAAGCAATGTCAAGAGGAATTTTCGTTTCAGACATGTGGAA